CTGATGTTGCTTCATCAGTTATTTCAAGACCAACCGCTCCAGCCGATACTTTTGATTTTAGTTTTGCGCCTGCTCCATTACTCGTAGTCCCCACCAACAAATTCCCACTAGCATCCAGCGTCATTGCTTGGGTGTTGGTAACATTCTGACCTGCTGTGCTGGTATTGGTTGTGTACCAATAGTGCTCACCCGTGTCTCCACGAAGCAGGTATCTCGGGGCGTAACCGTCGTTGATAAACTTGGAAGTTCCGGCACTAGTGACGTATTGATTGGTTGCTAGAATCGTAAAGTTTAGAGAGGTCGATGTATGACTGGAAAGAGTGCCCGACGCTCCAAACTGCATTGCCTTGTAGTCAGTTGCCCAGTCTGTTTTAGGCGTCACCCCCAGACCGAGGTTGCCGGAGGAGTCGAGGCGCATACGCTCTGATGCCGCAATGTTGTCATAAATAGCAAACTGGTTTACGCCTTGGGTCGTAAACAATGTGTAGTCAGCAGACCCACCCGCTTTCATTCGGAAGCCAGAACTTGTCCCTGTCCCCGTTGTTTCCGCAAGCGCGTATGTGGTACTGCTTCCTTTTATATGCAGTTTTTGTGTAGGACTTGTTTCTCCAATACCCACATTACCAGCAACAGCCAATCCGTTAGTGCCAACGCCTGCAAAACTGCTGTATCCGATCAGTTGAGCTTGCTTGACCTCCAGACCGGAGGAGTTCAGGCGCATTTGTTCGGTGTTGCTTACGCTCCAAATATGTTTTGCAGGGTCAGACAAATATTGTTGACCATCAACGCCACTAACAAGCAATCCGTTAAAACCAGTTTGGTTACCGTATAGCTGCAACAATCCTGTTGTTGTATCACGGTACAAAACATAGTTAGCACCAGCATTGCCTGAATTCAACTTCAAGCCATTTGAGGTATTACCCGCTGTTCCAACACCCAATTGACTCCCATCAAACGTCAGCGCAGACCCAGTGGTCAGGACTTTGGAGGCATTGAGGTAGGGAACACCGTTGGCGGTGCCGCCGGAGAGGATCGGGTTGGCAGTGAAAGACGCTACGCCAGTGGAATCAGCCAGCGTGATTGACGCAGCACCATCCTTGGCCTTGATGTTCGTGACTTCTAGGGTTGTAGCGTCAAGCGCAGTGCTGATCGTTACCTGCCCAGTACCGTTAGGTGCAAGCGCAATGTTGCCGTTTGCACCGTCTTCGATGGTGATAGAACCAGAGTTCGTTCCTGAGTTGGTGTTCAGGATTAGATCGCCCGCGCCGTTGGACGTGATCGTGACGTTCGCTCCGGAATCGCCTACGCGAATTGTGTCCGCGTCTAGCTGAACGTCGCCCGTCCCGTTTGGAGCCAGCGTGATATTGCCGTTGGTGTCCGTTGACGAAATGGTATTGCCAGAAATCGTGATGTTTGCCGCGATGACCGAAGTTTCGCAGTACAGAGTACGCCATGAGTTACCAGACGAGCCGAGATCCCGTGCGTTATCCGTCGAGGGAAGAAGGTCTGTATTGAACCGCGCGGTAGCGGTAATGGTGTCTGACGTAGCGTCACCTAACGTGGTGTTTCCATCAACCGTCAGGTTTCCAGAGATGTGACCATTTACGATGGTGGTCACGCAAGCGTTGACGTTAGTGCCATCACAAAATACAAACGCCGTATCCCCAGCGGGGATAGCTACGCCAGTCCCTGCGGACGTTTTAACAGTAACCGCGTAAGCTGAACCATTCTTAACGACATACAACTTAGACGCTGCTGGGCAGATTACCTCTCCGGCGGCGGTAAGAGCAGTGCCACCTGCACCGGTGGCAAGAACCAACATCGCACACCGAGCTTCTGAACTTGTACCGTCAGCAGTGGTAAGCGCATGAGCGTTGGCCGTCCATGTATTGATTGTAGACAACCCGGCTACCGCCTGCTCAACCATAGAGGTGATGTTGTCGTTAACAACAGTACCCCAAGTACCGGAAAGCTCCCCGGTGACAGGCAGGGCAAGTTTCAGAATCGGCGTGTATTGGGTCGTCACGTTATTGCTCCGTTTGTTGCCATCCCGGCGTCTGGGTGTTGGTTATATCGCCCCACCCCGGTGATTGTGTGTTCGTTACGCTCCCCCATCCGGGGGTTTGTGCTGTAGTGTTTGCAGTCCAAACTACACCTTGTGTCGATGTCACATTCTGCCAGTTAGGAGTCTGCGTGTCATCCACGGGTTCCCATAAGAATCTGCCACTTATTGCATCCGCGCCTACTGCGGTTTCTTGTATTACCGGGTTTAACTGACCAAGGTTAGAAACTACATCCGCGCCCAGCGCAGATTCAATGATTGAGACGTAAGGCTTGAAGATAGCCGAGATGCTATCTAAACCTGATGCGGCTTCCTGTATGGCTGATTGGAATGTAGTGCCCGTGCTTACCGTATCAGACCCTGTAGAAGTTTCTAATACGATAGAACCAAACTTTGCCAGTGCTGAGACGACATCCGCGCCCGTGGCGGATTCAGCAATGCTTGCGCTGGGCTTGAAGATGGCAGATACAGAATCTGCCCCAGTCGATACCTCGGCAACTGCAACACCAAACGCTACACCTGCCGAGATACTGTCCGTCCCGGAGGACGTTTCTACTACTGATGCTTCAAAAGATACGTCTGCTGCTACGCTGTCTGCACCTGATGATGCTTCTACTACACTAACCGGGAACGTCGCTAACGCTGAAACCTGATCAGCACCTGTAGCGGTTTCAAGGATTGAAGATTGAACTGAATATAGACTCGATACTGTATCTGCGCCCGTGGCGGTATCAGTGGTATCTCGGTCTACAACCGAGCATCCCCATCCGGCTTGGCCCCAAGTGCCAGACCCCCATCCGCCATCGGGCACGGTTCATCCTTAAGCTGAAAGGCTGAATTGGTAAGTTACATTCAACACATCACCGGAAACAACCGACCGATCCCCCGGTGCTTGGAAGTCAGCAGCAGAGAAAAGAGTACCGGTCGTGCCGCTCTTAGTGTTATTTGAGGTCAAGAACGCCCCACCGACCGTCGTTGTCCCGTTGATTGAAAACACCGCTTTGCTGGCCGTGTTTGTAACGACAGAAGGATTGGCGTTGGTAGCAGCGGCGAACGTAGCAGCAGGGCGCGTTGCTTCCGTATAGTCCGTTACTTCCGTCCACCCTGCATGAGAAGACATCGTATCGCCAGCGGCAGGGCTATTGGTAGACCCAGATCCATACAAACCGATGTACCACGTAGTAATCTGTGCAGTAGATGTAAGAGCGGTTCCGGCCATGTATTGAAGACCGCCATTTACCACAAGGTTAGGCGTCTCTGCCGTCCACTTAAGATTACCGTCTTTATCAAAACATTCGACGATGTACTTGCCGGTCGCTTTTGCGCGTTCTTCCATTTCTCACCTCAATTGCTAGACCGGATCAAAGCCGTTGTAGCTGTATTCCCCGGCATTGTGACCGTAAATGTGTTTGTGCAGGTTTTGTCTGACCCAAAGTCTAAAACCGCAATAGACTTATTTCCCCGGGTCACATTGTAAAGAAGCGCACACCGAGTGGTAAAGGCTGCCGGAACCCAGAGCACGTTGTTAAACGTGACAAACGCGGTATAGCCACTGCTACTAATAACAGGCCCGGTCACTACATTTCCACCTGCGCTGTATCCCGTGCCCGTGATCTCGTTGGCCGTCGTGTAGACAGTTGTTGACTCGTCAAGGTTAGCTTCAGCAGTATAAAGCGCAAGCTTCAGCGTGTCCGTTAGCAGGTTGTGAATAGCCTGATACAGCTCTTCTTTAAAGCTTGTGGTTTGCGTTTGGACGATCATTTAACAGGGTTCCTTACCTGACCGTCACGATAAGCATCCATACGCTGTTTACCGTCACCCAGATTCTTAAGAAGCGCCAACGCCTGCGTATACATTTCACCATTAACAGCAAACTGATCCTGCTCTGCTTTCAAGAACCGTACGGCTTCTAACACAGTACCGTTTAAAAGCGCGGAGTCAAAATTATCGCCCAACCACGTAGTTCCGGCAGTGACGATAGATTCCGGATAATAGTAATAGTGAAGCTCAACGTAATACGCGCTATCCGGCGTTGGACCAACGATGAATGACAGTTCCGTTTCTAAATCTGACCGAGGGCCAAAGATGGCGTAATGCTTTGGTACGCCTTTTGAATTAGGCGCCGGGTACGCCTCACGGATAAAGTTAACGTCCTTGTTTAGAAGATAAGCGTATGTGCCGGTGCTGGTATCACCGTTGGTAATAACCGCCAAAGAATAAACAGACAAAAAGTCCGTAGGAGCCGATAGATACTTATTATCAGTGGTCAACTGTCCATAGACGTTCTTACGCAGGTTAGCAATCTGAACAGTGTTATAGATCTTCTGCTCAGCTTGTTTAACAAGCATAGCCATCTGGTCATTGGTGAAAGTATTCTCAACAATGTCCTGAACATTAGCTGACAACTCAGTGTAGTTCACGCCATCGGTCCCCGAGCCATTACACCTTTAGTCGCCGCCCCAGTGCCGCGAATCTTGATGCCGGTAGTCTTGACGTTCTTCTCCGGGTATCCAGAGTTTTTCAAGTCTACCTTTGGGGCAGGTTTGGGCTGATTAGGATCTTTCTTCATTACATCCCCCGAGCGGATTTTTTATACGTGAACGAAGACTTTTTCTGGTTGGCAACCTTCGCCAGACCACGCCCCAGCTGCTTCATTTGAAGATTCGTTTTCCCACCCTTGGCAAACTTGGTGGGCGTTTTACCCGGGTGCATGTTTGCTTCATGCTTATGCACCGCTTTTTTTGCGTCCATGATGACTCCTAAGTTGTCACTATCGTAACAGTACCAACAGACGTAACAGCTACCAAATAGTTTGGTGTCAGTCCCGCATCGTCAGCACTGGCCCCGCCAACAGGATTCCAGCCCCATTGAATGTCTCTTGATCCACCAGTAGGATTGCCGTCAACGTTTACACCCGCGGTGACATACGTCGTGTCTCTGCGCGGATTTCGCAACGCTTGCGGGTCGTCTACAGGATACATACCCAATTGCAACTGCGGTTGATCCGGATCCCAGCACTCATAACAGACCAACAAGTTGATCTGTTTGGTTTTGATAATTAGTTTTTGAAGGTCGCGCAAACGAAAGCGAAACCCACACCTATCGCACATGGCGATAGCAATCTTTCCACTGGCAAACCTGTTACCCATTATGCACCGCTACTGCCAAGGTAGTACCGACGTGGAACAAACCGTACTGCTGCTTTCTCTCGATCCTCGCCAGCTGCTAGGTTGAACTGTTCATCATATTGCGACTTCAACATCTCAACTCGACTTGCTAGTTCAGGCGTCTTGGAAGCAATCCGATATGCAAGCCCTGCGGTCAACGCCGGTAAGAAACGGAAGTTCAAATCTCCAGTCTCAAGACCATTGCCAGCGTCTTGGATTCTGCGCATACGCCAGTACACAAACTGATAGGTTTGAGTATTGTCAGGGATCAACCATACAGTTACTGACGGCAAATTTGGGTTATATACCGCCGCTCCACTAGAGTGAAATGCGGCTGTCGTATTGTTCTGGCCGCGGGCTACGCCCATTAACGTGTTGCCACTTATGTACTGATAGAAAATGTCTTCCGCGCCAACACGGATAAAGCCGTATCCGGGGAGACCAACAACAGTGTTTAACGCTACGCTTGTTGCGTTAGCTAACAAATTGCCACTGAGAGTAGAGGACGTAGGCGATACCGCACCTGACAAACGATTAACCAAAACCTGAATTGGCCGGCCTACCGCAAGTTTGTTGGGAATCGTGGCATACGTTGATACGCTGATCCGCGTAATATTCAAGTCTGCCTGCGTAGACGCCGTATTCTGACCAGTCCTGATAACGTGTTCAAGCAAGTCAATCGTATCTAGTGGCAACGCATACGTACTGAGCCCCGCGGTCAACGTAATGATCCCCGGCTCAATTGTCCACATGTTGATACCACGGTTCTGCCACTCAATAGTAAGCAGATTCATCGATCTCCGAGCAGTACGCAGGTCATAGCCAGAACGCATTTCGCGCCCAGCAAGTTCCCACGCCTCTTCGGCAATATCGGTGAACTCGAGGTTAAATGCCGTGGTACCAGAGGTGGTCATCTAAATCTCGCAGTCTTCTGGGCTATGCCTTTGGGTTGAGCGACAAACTGCTTACCTTTTGCCTTACCTGCTCTTTTTGCTCTCGTCGTTGCCGCGTACTCAGCAGGACTCAAAGATTTAATCGCTGCCTCTGGGAGATACCGCTCACCCGTCTTGGAAGAAGGTTTGCCAGACTTGGTCCGCCACTTTTGCGCGGTCCAGTCAGAGAGCGATTTCTGCGAAGCTTTCAATCTTTATATCCCCCACCAGCTTCCTTGTACTTCTTGGCTAATAGCTGCGCTTTACGGGCCGACCATTCCCCTGCACCTGTACCCTGAACCGCTTGAGCCTTGATCTTGTTGAACAAGGCTTTACGCATTCCGGGTTTCGTATAGTTTCCAGCTTCGTTAACTTTGGACTTTACTTCGCCACCTTCAGCGTACTCATAAAACGAAGTGTCATCCCGACGTTGTTTACGCTTAGGCTTAGGCATCTTATTGGGGTTAATCGCACCCATGCCACGTGAGGCTAGCATCTACAATACCTCCAAGTGTAAACGTTTACGCCTTAGATAAGTTTGCCGCGTGTTTTACCACGCTGGGCAATACCATCGGCCCGCTTAGATGCAGAGCCAACCATTCCACCCTTGGCAAACCCCAACATTTTCCCTTCTTCGTCGTAAAACCGCTGTCGGTCCGGCGTACCTATACTAATTTCTCGCCTCATCTCTGGGCCTTCTTCGGGGGTAATGGTATATCCACCATACACAGGAGACCTTGGGCCTAGTGCTTCAACTGCCGAACGATTACGTTTACGGACGGGAGTACGTTTTACTTCAACTTCTGAAGGTTCACCTTTTATTGGCGGGCGCTCAACAAAAGACATAGCAGGACTTTCTTCGTCCGCTATTTTTTCTAGCTCGGGCGTATCAACACCACGACGCCGCATTTCAGCCAGCGCGCGTTTGTATAGATCGCTTTTGCTAGGCATTTAAATAATCCTTCCTTTGGTTTTACCGCGCTGGGCGCAGCCATCTGCACGACTAGAAGCGGAACTAACAGCGCCACCTTTTGCTAATCCACGCTTCATGCTGCGCGGAGCAGCTTTGTCATATTCCTCGCCCATGCGACGCATCATGCGCTCGTCTTTAAGCTGCTCACGCATACGTGCTTCTTCTTCAAGCGTCGGCGTCATCATGTCTCGAGGCGGCATCGGCTGCGGTTCTGGACCAGCTTCTTTCCCACGTTGAAACTCATCTGCCATTACTGGCGTTCTGGGTTTAGGTGCTGGCGGACGTTTTGTGCCCATAGATAGGTAAGTTGCGTCGTCAAACGCCTTACCCATACGCTTACGCTTGGCCTCGTCTTTCATGTCCTGAAAAGATTCAGCCATGTCAGCACTTCCCGCCGCCCATCATGCGGACTTGAGCGCCTTTAGTCTTGCCTTTCTTGGCAATACCGTCAGCTGCGCGTGTGTATCCGCCGGCAGAATAGGCCATGCCGCCGCCCATCATCTTCTTGGCCATGCCGCCCGCCTTCATTTTTCCTTGACCGTCGGCTGCAAAAGCGGGAACTTTTTTCCCGTCTTTCATAACCATCGGCATACCGCCAGAAGCGTAGCCACCCTTCTTCATGCCCATCTCGGCCATCTCATGCTTGACCATAGCCTTGGGAGCACCCTTCTTTTTCATAAAGGCCACTTCTTTACCCATCATAGCTTTAGATTCTTTCATTTCGCCACCTTGGTTAAATTTACGGCCTTTGTCGGCCTGCATGAATTCCTTGCCAACCTTTTGCGGTATGCCAAGGCGTTTAGAAGCTGCGGGGTCATTAGCTACAAGAGCCATGAGATTGTGTTGAGCTTTGGTCTTAGACGGCATTTAAACACCAAATAGCCGTTTGACGCCAAGCGTCAATGCGCTGCCAAACGCTCCGGCAAAAGCCATTACCATCCAAATGCCACCTTTGGTTTGGTCGATGGTCTCTTTCATCATCTTCATGTCTTGACGAAGCAAATGAATCTCTTTCATAAGGTTCCGGACATCAGCCTCCAGAGCGCCAAACTCTTTAGGATCTACGTCAGACATAGCTAACACTTCCATGCTCTCAGACTTTTATTGATCCGACTATTAGGGTCATTCGCGGTCTTTGCGGAAGTCAGCTTCTTCTTCATCCCCGTCATCCGGGCACAGAATGATTTCTTCCTTGAACCGCCTTCCGGCTGCGGAGGCTTCAACCCCGGTTTCCCGGGATTGGCTTTGTTGTAGCTGGCGCGTCCTTTGGCATTCAAACCACCAGACTCCGCTTTGCCTTCTTTGCGCGTCCATGCTGGCGTCTTCATGGTTATCCGCAAATGATGGTGCAGAAGGTCACGTTAGTCAGCGTTACCACGCAGTAGTCTTGGTTAGATCCTAGCGTTGACAGAATACCTTCTGCTGCCATGTACAAACTGTTTGCAACTATGGCGGAAGCAGGAGTATTGATCTGAAGCCGTAAGGCGCTAGCAAGATCATTGGTGTTGAACTTGACCGAGCCAGCACTACCGGTGCCAACGTAGTACAGACCTTTGATACGCGTGCGCGGAAGCGCAAGGCTTCCAGTCGTACCGATCTTGACGTTACCCGCCGATGCACCGCTAGCCGTGATGGAATCAACACGGGCGTAGTAGTTAGACGAGGTGACGGTAGTGGCATTAGGCCCAGTCAGCGTCTCACTGACAACCGTGTTGGTTAGATCACCAACTTTGATACCGGTAATGGTAAAAGTGATGCCCGAGTCATTACCCGCAGAAGTGATGATTACCTTGTAACCGTACCCATTAGGCCCGGCGGTATTTGCCAGCAGGGGAAGAGAACCTGCGCCTGCAATAGACGCATTTGCCCGATAATAGGCATCGTCCGTCGCAGGCGTTACTGCCCATACGTCATATTGCATGACGGACTCCTATTACTGGTCAGCAAACGTAGGAGCAGTTGCACCAGTGACGCTACCCCACACCTGCCAGTTGGTCCCGTTAATTGCCAAGACGTTAATCTGAGCAGCGGCGGGAACATTGACCTGAAGCTTGCTATTAGAGTTCCCGTCCGAGAACACAACAGACGCAGCACCATCGTCGGTATCGTTAAACGCAACACCACCAATAAAGTAATTGGTGTTAGACCCGGTGTTGATGATGAAGTCCGTAGCGTCAGCAGCACCGCCGCCATACACAAACGTAAACATCAGCCCCGCAACAGGCGTCGGAAGAGTGTAAGTGTTGTCCTGCGTACCGTTGGGGACAATGTTAATCCGGCCAGCGTTAACAGCGGCGGTCAGCGAAGCATTTGCATCAGCCAGCGATACAGGGGCTGCAACTACGCCAGAACTGGAGAATGCCGGACCGACTGTGACAGCACCGGTAGAAGAATTGACAGAGATGGTCTCAAAACCATTCTGCGAACGTACCGGGCCGGAAAAAGAAGTGTTAGCCATCTAATCCTCACATGCGAGTAGCGCGTATCAGTCTGCATGTCGTCAGCCGGGACTGTCTAATACGCGGGATAACCCCGGAATAACTCTTTGTAGCATACCTACGATTAAAAAGAAAGGGGGCCGAAGCCCCCCTTCTTCTGCTGCTTAGCTTGCCCCGGGCGATCCATACACACCCAACGCATCCGACGCTCCGAACGAATAACGCTCACGGCTCTTATACCGTGCGTTACCCGTGTCGAAGTCCGCATCCATCGAGTTCTGAATCGGCGTACGGACAAAGTGCTTCAGTCCGTTGGGCACATCAGTGATCAAGAACCAAGCGTTCGTATCAGTCAGATAGTGATTGACACGATAACCTTCCGGGATCGACCCGTTGTTCTTGAGCGCGTTGATGTCGTTATCAGCCGTGCCAGTACGGAGTTCCGTTTCGAGCAGACGGGTTGCAACGAACATCAGTGCCGGGGGAACAATCAGCTTCCGCGGTTTGGCAGCGATCAGCAGCCCACGCTCATCCGTCCAGCCTGCAATCTGAATGACAGCCGCCTCGAGGGAGGTCTCATTCAGGTCAGCGCCGGTCGTAGGACGGTTGCTGTTGGTACCACCGGAAACCAGCGGGTGAGCAGTCGAGAACAGAGGCTGGCCGTCACCGTAGGTTACGGCGGAGCTAAAGCCATTGTTCAGGATTGCCGCAGCTTTAACCTGCTTGGTATACGCCATTGCCCGAGCAAGGGCTTTGGTGTACCGGGCCGAAAGACTGTCATACAGGTTGTCTTCCATCGCCTCTTCGGTGATGGCAAAACCCATAGCAATCGTTTCGTGGTTATAGCGAGCTGTGAAGGCTTCTTGCGCATTGTCGTACGCAATTGCCTGACCCTCGTTTTTAACCGGCGCGGCGGAGAAACCAGACAGCTTGGTTTCTTCTTCAAACGAACGCTCAGAGGTCTCAGTTTCAAAGATCTCTTTGTGTTCTTCGCCGTACCGCTTGTACTCCAGACCGAACAGTGCGTTAAGCCCGGGCAGGAGTTCTTTCAGTAGTTGTGCGCGTGAAATAGCCATGACTTAACTCCTTTAGGCCGTCGCGGTGGCAGCGTAATACTCGTGCTGACCGAAGTTGAGCTTAACCAACAGCTCGGGATACTGGGTAAACACCAACGTTGCGCTTGCAGCAAACGCCACCAAAGGCGCTTGATTCAGAACAAACGAGGTGGCACCAGCAGCGGCGGCGGTATCTACAAACGAACCGGACGGGATGTACTGCCCGTTTGAAGCAAGACTACCAACATCCGTACCTACGGGCAGTGCAAAAGGCAGAGCCGAGCAAGTAACGGTGGCGGTCGAAATGCTGGTGTAAGTTGCGGTACCAAGCGACACAGCGGTCTCAGGCACAACACCCAGAACACGAATTGGAAGCGCATCCGTGGTTGCGGGGGTGTTGTCTGGCGCCAGCAGTGCGTTCAACGAGTTGCCAGTATTTGAATTGCCGGTGTTGTTCAGGCAAGCAAGGTTTTGACCAATCATGGCCCGAGCGCCAGAGGCAATCGTGGTACCAGACGAGCAAACCGCAGCTTGGAACACCGTATCCGGATCGTCGCAAACATAAGCAACGCAATCACCGGCGGCAGTGCTAGCCACCCAGTTCTGCGAGAACTGCTTTTGTTTGGTCGTAGGATTAGTGTACGAACAACCGAGAAAGACACCAACAAGGGTGCCAACGGTGCCGGTCGTAACGCTGATCCGCTCGAGGTTGCCGCGAACGAGCGCAACGAAGTCACCATAGAAAATGTCCGTGGCGTACGCGTAAGTAATGTTATACATCCGCGTAGAGCCGGCGAACACCTGCCCACCGATCAGATTGATCGGCTTTAGCCCGTAGGGCTTATCAACCGTGGGGTAAGCCATTTAAGACTCCTGAATGGGTTTACCGGGTAGACTTTACCGAAGACGTACGCTCTCTAAAGAGCGGCATTCTTGGATCGCTTTCCCGCATGAAATTGTTGTCCACTGCGCTCATCTGGGCATCGGTCTGCTGTTGATAATAAGCATTCCGATCTTCAACAAGCTCAGTAGGAGTTTTACAGAGCATCAGTCCACCGATGACGATGTTGTCTTTAAACCTTTCGTTCTCGACTACCATCATCTGAACTTCGGGATGATCTGACGCTTTGACGGGCTCCCAACCCTCACGAAGCTTTGAAGAAACATTCATGGGATCTGCAGCACCTAGAGTACTGATACGAATCCACCGATACTCCCAGCCCGGTTGAGGCTCAGGCGAAGGCAACAGATCTGGCCTTTGCCATGACCTGCGGCGCGTAGTCTTCTCGCGGGTTTCAAGTTCTCGGTTTGTACGATTCTCAGCCATTTTGTTTCCTCATTTCTTCAGCAACCTGTTTGGCGTACTGCTCAGGGGTTAGCCCAAGCCGTTTTGCGAGTTTCACTGCTGTTTCCGTCAGCACGATTTTCTTGGGTGCAGTGCTTCGAGATGCCGGTGCTACTACGCTAGATCTACGCGCCTTTTCAGGCGATTTTTCCTCGGAATCAAACTGATCCGGGAACACTTGCCGCATACGAGTATTGATGCGCTCGTAGTATTCATCACTCTGAGGGTCTATTCCCTCTCTGACAAGACGTTGGTGCAATCCCAGCGCGAGGCTTGTCATCTCGTCGTCTGATCCAAACCACGGATTGGCTTTTTGCCACGCTGTAGCTTTTGGATCTGGAACGTTAGCTGAAACGATTGGTTCGGGTTTTACCTCAGTTTTCTGCGGTTGTAAAGCAGGTTTAAAGTTTGCAACTCGTTCTGCTTTGCTTTGTGCAGCATTTAACGCAACTTGCGCTTGGACCAGTTTGTCTGAATCGCCAGACTCATATGCTTCTTTATACGCCCGTTTAGCGGATTCTAAATCTTGGTTAACTCGAACTTTAGCTTGTTCAAGTAGCGCGGATTGTGACTTGCTGGTCTCTTGTTTAAGCTTTTCGTTCTCGTTCAACAAGTGTTGAGCAAGGCGAATTGCCTCTTCTTTCTCTCGAGCTGCAGCTTCTGCACGGCGTCTTTCGTCGTGATACCCCTTGGAGAAGTGCTGAATCCTCTTTCGTACCTTCTCAGAGTAATCAGCTAACTCATCTTCTGTTACCTCCGCGGGCGGTTCAGAAGGTTGTCGGTTACGATCTTGCGGAGGAGTGTCGTCTACTACTTCAATTTGAACGTCACTCTCTTCCTTGACTTCGGATTCCTTGGACTCCGGCTCTTTTGCCTCTACTTTGTCCGGATCCGGAAACTCAAACTCTACTTTTTGCATGGGCATTGTGGGCTCCTTAAGCTCGCGTTACGCCACGGGGGTCAGGGACCACAGCTTCAATACTGTCGTCATTCAAAAGACGGTATTCGTGGTTATTTACCTTAAACCTCGTGCCGGAGTTGGGGCGGAACATTACAAAATCACCCACCTTGCACCACGGGCCATTAGGAAATCTCTCTTTGTCGGCATAGGCTTGTTCGCCCATGTCTATGACAGCGCCCATCATTGAGAGAATTTGTTCAGCGTGTTTCGTCTGGTCTGCTTTAACAAGCCCAGAGTCGTACGTTTCATCCACCTGTGGCAGCACAATCAAGATCCGGTATCCCACCGGTTTTGGAAGTTGTGCGTCAATTTCCGCATCAGTTAGATCAGTCATCGCGTTCATCCATGAAGTTTTGCGCAAGGTCTTGTACATCACGCAATGCAAGGTTTAGACCCCGGATCAACCCGCATTGTTCTTTGTAGACGGAATAATCTTCCGCTCTACCACTTGCAATAAAGTCTGTATGCGACTTTATGTGTTCTTCAAACTTGTCAATCAGCACGTCAAAGACGGTTTTTGCCACGTTTACACCTTTTTATTCAAAGATGATAGAAGTTTCAACATCTCTAACTGTGTCTTTTGCTCTTGAGCTTGAGCTTTACTTTGCATAGAAGACCCTTCTTTCTGAGCTTCAACTATTACTTTTTGCTCTTCAATGCTTAGTTTCTTCTTGCCCAACTCAATGTCGGCCTGATCTTTCTGTGCTTTCCTTTGGATTTCTGCTTGTTTAATTTGCAATTCAGCTTGCTGCATTTGAACCACAGGGTCTTGTGCCATTTGTTGCGCTTGTTTCTGAGCGGCCTGCTGCTGGTGCATCTGTTGAAGCTGAACGCCTGCTTGCGCCACCAGTCTCGAGATTTCTACTTCTAATTCTTCTGGGATGTCTTCATTAGGAGCTGGCAACTGAACGCCAAGACGCTCTTCCAATTGCTTTCTGTACACAAATCCAAGGTGTTCTGCTATGTGCGCTTGTAGAGACGCCATGATTTGCTGAGCCATCGGGTTCTGACCAATAGACTGCATGATCATTGGGTCTTGCATGAACGACTGATGGGTCGCGATATGAGCGTCATGGTCCTGATACATAAACGCTTTCATGGGTTTGCCAATCAATGCACCCATGTTTTCCGACATTGGATCTCGCGGCTTCTGTTCTTCACCCAACGGGATGATCTTGTCTACGTTTCGGATACCTAAAACTTCCAGCATCTGTTTATGCAAATACGGAAGGTCATAGATTTGCGGACTTTGTTGCGCCATCTGAAAGGCAGCTTGGTACTGCACTACCCTTTGTGCCATTGTCGTAGCGTTGGGATCGCTAACAGGAATCACTTCTACAACGGCATAGTCCTCAGCTCGAGCGCGTCTATCTACCCCCTCGGGGATGTAGTCATAAGGCTCATTTGCGTAATCTTTGATGATCTCTTTCAGGAGCTTGAACTCCTGTTTCATCGCAAAATGCACCCGGGCCTGCACCGCGGCCATCGGTTTAAGCGTTCTCTCAAGTAACGCTAACGTAGTTCCTACAGGAGCTTGCGACGACATGTCACTAATATTCATGTCGCTGATCGCCCCAAGTCGCCGGCCTTCTTGAGTGATCTTCTCCAACAGACCAGCCAACAC